CTTTGCAGGCTATTACTACGGAGAGGGCGACAGCCCCTACTATCCTGCCGATGTTGACGACAACGCACTCCGTTTCTTCGGCCCGGAGCGGTATCACTCCGAGGAGTTCCGGGACGAAGCCTACCTGTTCATTCCCTTTGACGAGGATTATTATCAGGCTATGGCAAAGGTGATCGGGGAACGCTTTGAAAACTGGCAGGGACAGGACTTTGACGAAGACACGCTGGAGCCCTCCGAGGTGGCGGATGCTTTGATGGAGTATCTGGACTGCGAGTGCACCTATTTCCCATCCATGGCAGATGATGACCCCATCATGTCGGCGTACAGCTATGCCAAACGGGAAAGTGTCAAAGAGGGATTTGTACCGGTGCTCATCAAGGCGGATGACGAAACACTGCTGGAGTGTCTGGTGATGAACGCTGACCCGGAGCATGACGCGGACTGCTACGAATTTGACCTCAAAGCGGTAACGGAGTACCGGAAGAAGATGCTCTCCGCCCCCATCAAGGACAGCAAGGCGGTTCTGGAGGAACTGATCGGCCAGCGCAAAGCAGAGGCCGAAGATGACGATATGGACTGGGAGGAGGAGATTCTGGGCGAGATGGCTGGCGGCTATGACAATGACCGTTTCTCCTGCTACTGGGATTCGGACAGCCACATGACCCACCCCCTCGTTTTGGCCAGGATCCCGGTGAAAAAACCCTGGGAGATCTTCGCCTACCTGCCCTTCGGCAACTGGAATGAGTGCCCCAACACGCCGGAACTGATGGCAGTGGCAAAATACTGGTTTGAGCAGTACGGCGCCATCCCTGCCGCCATGAGCCACGATGAGCTGGAGTTTGAACTTCTGGTTCCTGTCCCCAAGGAAAGAGCTGTGGAGCTGGCTGTGGAGCAATATGGCTTCTGCCCGGACATCGTGGATCAGGAGCAGGATGATCCCACCGTGGGCAATCTGGCGGATGTCCTGCGGCAGTCCACTGTCTGGTACTTCTGGTGGGATTGATGGGATTCCTGCACCCTCTGAAACGGAGAATTGACCTATGAATAGTGAAGTATTGGCAATAAAACTCCTGGACCTGGCCGAGGGACGGGAAACTCCCGAAAGCTGGCGGAGCTGGTGGGACGAGCATGAGCCGGAGCTGGAAAACCTGCTGAGCCGAGGCGAATTTTTGAAACTGAAACCTTGCCGGCATGACTTCCGATGGGTCCCGGTGCTGACCAGCCAAAAGGGAGCCATCGCCATTCTGGAAAAGAGCGGCACAGCATTTGAGGTCAGCAATCTCTACCAGGAGCGGTATCTGGCGGAGCTGGACGCTTTCTGCAAGGAGCAGGAGCGAGTACAGCGGAAAAAGCAAAAGGAATTCAAGGCCAACAATCCTGAGCTGTTTTGCCGTTACCCCAAGTTCTCCAAGGCGCTGGCAAAGGCGCTGGAGCCATCTGACGAGATCCAGCCTGCCGCCACGGAGGAGCAGATCGCAAGTCAAGAAAGCGTGCTGGACTTCACGCTCCCGGCCCAGGTGCGAGAGTTCTTCCTGCTGACCGCTGGCATCCAGGTATCCACAGGCGTGATCCTTTCACTTTCCGGGATGTTTGATCTAACCATCCATGGAGAGCGGTATTGTGTGCTGGGCGAGTTCTGGAAAGAAGCGGATGGCGACCAGCTCCTGCTCCGCCCCGGAGAGGAAACCATCTGGTACTACGCCCATGAGCAGGACAAGGTCAAGCGACTCTGCAATGATATGACAGAACTGCTGGAGAAGAAATTGGCGAGGTATCTCAATGAGCAATAAAACATCGCCTATAAAAAGAAAATAGCGCGGCGGTTGATGGCTGAACTGTAAATCAGCGAAAGAAGAATGAAAATGACATTAGAAGAAATGTTCTGTGATCTCTATGATAAATATGGTAACGATTTTAACTGGTATATGATTCCCTTCACACAGGCGGACGGGGCATTTGTTGCTGAACTAAACAAAGAAATAGGACAAGACCACTTCTTATACGGCAAAAAAATCTGGGCGGTTGCGAAGTGTGAATCCAATGATGATGTGTTATATGTTCTCAGAAACGGAACGGGAAGAGACATTTACTATCTGTTCCATTTGACTTACTCAGCACATAATACGGACGGATTTCCCCGGTATGAGGAGTTTGCAGATCTATTTGCAGTAAAAGAATTTATAGAACGATCATATATCGAGGATTATATGTAACCTTCAAATTTCAATTTATTGGGAATCTACCTTATCCGCAGTGGCAACAGAAAGGAGGCGGTCGCCATGTCAACCTGGAGCGGAATCCGAAACAAACTGGAAAGTGACTACCTGTGCCCGGCACTCCGGGGCCACATCCAGTATTTTGCCACCAGTTACAGTAAGAGTGCCGACCATGAGGGCCGGGCAGCCATTCGTGTGGACGGTGTGGAAGTGCTGCGGAGCAACTACTACACCTATTTTGAGAATGTGTGGACGAAATTTCATCATTTGAGGTCCACAACGCTGAAAGATTGCGACTCCGCAAAAGAGGCCATCAACCAGGCTCATGCCTATGCGCTGGAGCAGGGCACCTTTGACCAAAAGGTGTTCTATGAGGCGTTTGGGATCTTTGACAACCAGAGCATCGAGAAAAGCCTTACCAGCGAGAATCCTCTTGTCCGCATCTTCGCCCTCCTGGACCGCAGACTGGGAAAACGCCGCCTGCTGGCTTTGGAGGAATCCATGGAGCAGGAGCTGGACTGGGTGCGAGCCTTCTATGTGATCCGGATGCAGGCAGAAGGGCTGATAGATAAAGAATAACATTCAGGAGGAATTGCCATGTCACAGATCGCATCCTTTTATCTTCTCAAAGACGGCCGGCGGCAGGAACTGTCCAATGGCGACTGCTCCGGCGCGGTCTATATGGCCATCTGGGACTGGTGTGAGAGCGAGCTGGATCTGGATGTCCGTTTTCCTGCTCCCCAGACCGAGGACACCCTGGACTGCGCTTTGCTGGAGGGAGAGCTGGCGTCTAATGTGCTGGCAGCTCTGCAGGAGCAGTACCTCCCAGAGCTGGCCGCTGAAATAGCCCCGGACTGGGATCTGCCCACCGAGGCGGTGCAAAGCGGGCTTGAAACGCTGCGCTCCCATCTGGAACTGGTGCAGGGCGACGCTGCCCTGCTGTATGAGATGACTTGACGGGGCCATGCCCCATAGAATATTGCGAGGAAATTATGATCGAAATTAAAGGAAAATACAATGAGGCCAAGATCTTCACCGATGTGGTGGACAGCGCCTCCATCGCACAGGTTCAGGAGCTGTGCAATCAGGAATTTACGGCGGGCAGCCGCATCCGGCTCATGCCCGACATTCACGCCGGGGCGGGCTGTACCATCGGCACCACCATGACCATCACCGACAAGGTGGTGCCCAATCTGGTGGGTGTGGACATCGGGTGCGGCATGGAGACCACCCGCATCCGGGAGGGGCGGCTGGAGCTTCAAAAGCTGGACAAGCTGATTTATGAGAAAATCCCCTCCGGCTTCTCCATACGGGATAAGGCCCACCGCTATCTTGATGAGATCGACCTGAGCGAACTGTGCTGTGCCCACCATGTGGATCTCCTCCGGGCAGAAAAAAGCATCGGCACCCTGGGCGGCGGGAACCACTTCATTGAGGTGGACAAGGACGACGAGGGAAATCTCTACATCGTGGTCCACTCCGGCAGCCGTCACTTGGGTGTAGAGGTGGCCAGCTATTACCAGGAGGCGGGCTATAAGGTGCTCAACCGTACCGATGATGCCTCTCTCCAAACTCTGGTAGCCCAGATGAAGGCAGAGGGCCGGGAGAAGGAAATCCAGAAAGAACTGAAGAAGCTGAAAAACCTCAAACAGACCAGTATCCCCAAGGCCCTGGCCTATGTGTCCGGGGAACTGTTTGAGCAGTATATCCACGATATGAAGATCGTCCAGCACTTCGCCATGCTCAACCGGCAGGCCATGATGGATGAAATCATCAAAGGCATGAAGCTCCATGTGGAGGAGCAGTTTACCACCATCCACAACTATATCGATACCGACGCCATGATCCTGCGGAAGGGGGCTGTGTCCGCCAAGGAGGGTGAGCAGTTGCTCATCCCCATCAATATGCGGGACGGGAGCCTGCTCTGTGTGGGCAAGGGCAACGAGGACTGGAACTGCTCCGCTCCCCACGGCGCCGGGCGGCTGATGAGCCGGGCGGACGCCAAGCAATCCTTCACGGTGTCTGAATTCAAAAAGCAGATGGCAGAGGTCTACACCACCTCGGTGAACAAGGCCACCCTGGACGAGTGCCCCATGGCCTACAAGGGGATGCAGGATATTCTGGACAACATTGGCCCCACGGCGGATGTGGTAAAGGTCATCCGCCCCATCTACAACTTCAAGGCCGGGGACGAGGAGTAAGAAACGGAGCAGAATACCATGGTGAGAGATGGACTTGTGTTCAAAGATGAGGATGGTCAGGTCATATTCAACCAGTACAGCTTCTGTGAACTGGTGAAGCACCTGCTGGTGGAGCTGGTGGGGATCTCCTATGAGGAAGCCTCCCAGATCGTGGAACGCTCACCGCTGGCAGAGCCAGTGGCCGATGCCATGGGAGTGGCGATATTCAGCCATGACCTGCCTTATTACTGGGCTATGTTTTTCTACTATGGGAACGGTTATTGGCAAAAGGGTATTCCAGCGCAGCCAGAGGATATGGATGCCTATAAAGCCTTGGAAAATAAGATCATGGAGAAATATGACTTAAAGGAGCCGTTTATACAAGCGAGAAGGAACTGCTTCTCACTTGTTCCTTGAAAACCAAATATCCGATTGTCTGAATACTTTCCTGACGGGGCTTTTGAAAAAAGCAAGCGACGCTGGAGGATGCGCCAAGACCACCTGTAGATGAGCGGCATGGGTTGAAAACGAAGACACCTACCCACCCGCTTCCGTATGGACTACAGCGCCGTTCCAGTATTTTGGATCGACATACCGCACGACTACCAGACCGGGCACCTTTACAGGGATCAGCGCGGCCCATCCCTCGCGGCTGTTGACCTCCGGCCCCTCGCCCAGAAGGACCTTATCACCAACCGCCACCGGCACCGTCTGGCCGGGGATGACCAACAGGAAGCTGTTCACCTCACTGCTGCCGGTCTTATCCACGTTCTCAGTCTTCTTGAAATCCAGGAAGGCGCCGTGAATAACTGTCCGGGTATAGGTGGCCGCGCCGTCCCAGTGGTAGACGGTCACCGTCTGATTGCAGAGGCTGTAATCGACCGGGCATCCCCGGCGTCTGAGTGCCCGCATTAGCCCACCCCCCGGCAGATATCCAGATACAGGCAAGCAGCTCTATACAGCGCCTTTGCCTGCCCCTTCTCGGACACATCTACCGCAGTTGCGGCCGCGCTGCCATAGGACGTAGACACGGAGCCAATGGAGGCAGACTGCACCGCTCCAGCATCGCCGCTGACGATCAGATCCACATTATGCAGCGCCTCAGCCACAGCGCAGATGGCCATACCCTCTGCCTGCTCGTCCGGAGCAGTCACAGTATAGATCCGCTTGTAGCGACGGAGTTGATCCGCCGCCCTGGCTTCCAGCTCTGCCCAATCGTCAGCGGGGATGGCGCCGCCATGATAGACGGAACTGTAAAATTCATAATCGACCATAGCGGCGCTCCTCCTTACGCTTCTGTGTCAGCAGCCTCGGGCTGCTTGGCTTCAAGCTGTTCAGCTTCAGTGTGTTTGTCCTGAAGGTGCTCGGCTTCAAGCTGTTCAGCTTCAGTGTGTTTGTCCTGAAGGTGCTTCGCAAGAGCCGCTTCGCTCTTGTAGTTCTTGCCGCAATGTGGGCAGATATAAGCCGGTTCCTCCGGTGGCAGGATCATGCCGACAATACGCATACCCGTTCCTCCTTAGGCCTTGGCCTTATGGTGCAGGTAGATGCCCGCCACCTTGTTCTCGTATACGTCAGCAATGCCGACATTGCGGTAGCCGAACTTATAGGCGTCGGCGCTCTGGTTCTGCTCAGGAGTGATGATCTTGGGCGCCACGTGCTTCTCGAACTGGATAACAGCGGACTTTTCGATGATCATGAAGTTGATATCGCAGCCGTTGGTGGGGTCCTTCACATAGCCGCCGGCCTCTTCGCTGGAGGTCGTACCGTCATACTGATCGATAGCGGTATAGAAACGGCTCTGAGGCACCTTGACGATGCCCGCAAAGGTTTCCAGAACCTCCTTGGATTTGGTGGTATCCAGGTCGCGGATCATGCCGTACAGAGTGGGTGTGATGAACAGATAGCGGTTGTTGGGGTCCACCTCATCCTCGTCCATCTTGTTCACGCCTGCGCGCAAGGCAGTGACGACAGCCGCACCGTCTGCCAGAGTCGCACCGGCAGAGATTTTGGAGATACCAGAAGCGCCGGCATACTGGGCGAAGCGGAAGGCATCCAGTTCCGGACCAACCTTCGTCCGCAGGAACTCACCAGAGAGCTGGCCGAAGGCAATGCCGGCAGTCTCCAGATTATCCATAGTATCCACCTGGAACATGCGGCCACGGTCAAAATTGCACCTGACCGTCTCATTGGTGAGCGTTACATCACCATTCACATAACCGCCGTTGCGGCTGTAATCGGCGAGGCCCTGCATAGAGATCTTGGGGATAATCATCTCGTTGTAGCTTGCGCCCTGACGCACCAGCTCGGGGTTACCATCCAGTACAGAGGTCAGGGAAGCCTGCTTGTAGATCTTATCCAGGATAGGGATAAAAGTCTTAGCCAGAGTAATAGCGTTTGCCATTATGAAAAACTCCTCTCGTTATTGTGTCTCAATCCTTCTCTGGATCGAGTCCGGCGGCTGCCATAATCTTGGCAGTCTCAGCATCATACTTACTGGGAGGAGTGGACCGGCCCGTACCGCCCGCATAGGGAGGCGGTGTGCTGTCATCCTCAAACAGATAGGCGTTATCCTTCTTCAGAGCCTCCAGAGCGTCCTTGATATCCGCGTCCTGATTGGTAGACTTCTTCAGCTTCTCGACATCCAGCAGCGCGGAAATAGCCTTGGCATTGCGGCCCTTGGCGGCGGTGATGGCCTCTTTGATCTTTCCATCAAACGCCATTCCGTTCAGCTTGTCCTGCCACTCCTTGTCTTTGGTGGAGAGTTGGGTATTGAGGGTCTTGATCTTGTCCTGCAGATCCTTCACGTCAACGCCCTCGAACGCCTTCAGGCCATCCTGAGCGGTCTTCAGCTGCTCCTTGATCGCCTCGTAGTCGGCGAAAGGCTTCTTCGCGGACTCGATATCCCGGCCATTCTCCGCCATGATCGTGTCGATCAGATCCTTGCCCAGCGCCTGGTCGCCGATCTTCAGATTTTCCAGAAATTCACGCTTCACTGTTTTCTCCTCTCTCCGCTACGCTTTCGGTACGCGGGTCGCCTCCGCTGCGGTCGGCCTTGATTACGCCTGGCCAGGGCAAATATGAGCACAGGCACAGGCCTGCAATCAACAAAAAGCTCTTGTATTCTATCTGAAAATATGGTATATAATAAGCAAAGATAAAGTCGGTCGTGGCCCCCGAAACCCGCCTTTGGCGGCTGGGCTGCGGTCGGCTTTATTTATTTCTCTGTAGAACCCGAATGATCTTCATATTCCTGACAAGAACCACGGTATCAATGAATTTTGTGTGCGTAGAGCGGAAGAGTGCCTCTGCCTGTTTGTAAATATCTTCTTCACTCAACGGGCAATCCGTAACATCGAGAATGAAATTATCCGCTTGGTCAGCCTGCTTGGCGACAGCATTGTAAATCGTGTTCTTGCTATTGCCACGCAGCGTCTTGAGATCGTATCGCGCGCCGTGGAACAGAAAATCTGGCGTGGGTACGCCCTGAGGCTCATTGACCCTGGGAACCAGATATAGTTCTCCGCCGACTTCTCGCTCAAGAAGCTCGGCGATTTCTTTTTCATGCGCGTCATGATCCAGAACCACATTGTGGCCATCAACTTTATAGATCACTTCGTTGAATGTGTACTCCTGCAGCTCTAACACCCGGTGGCTGTTTGGCTTGGCATCCGGATACCAGTTGCCCGTAATATCGACAAACCGTTCAGGCTTGGGCGGCTCCGGAGGCGCGGGAGATTTGGGAGGATCAGGCAGTTCAGGTGGCTCGGGCGGTTTAATTGCCCCCGGCGTCAACGCCATGGAGCTTGCCGGTTTTTCCAACGGCAGCTGCTTCATCTGCTTCGGGCCGAAGCCGGACACCTCCAGCCGCTCGTCCTCCGTGCGGAGACCAACGCCATCGGAAAAGCGGTGATACTCCTGCTGCAGGAGCACCAGGCGGCTCTTTCGCGGCGCTGCGTCCTCCGGCCCAGCCAGCAGCACGCGGCGTTTCTGTGCCCGTATGGCGCGCTCCATACGGCGCTGCATCTGCGTAGCCTCATAGCCGGTATAATGCCGGCCTTCAAAAGTGACTCCCTTTTCGTTGTCCTGCCGGAATTGTTCCAGCTCCGCGGCGGTATACTGCGGACGGGTCACGCCCAGGATGATCGGACTGGCAACATGTCCGCAGTTCAGCGTACCGATCCGGCGCACCAGACTGTTATTGAGTTCCTCATAGGCCGCGTCGCTGTACTGCAGGCCCTGTATCGGCTCATGATCCGGGGCACTGTTGGCGTGTGCGGAGATCTCCCAGCCGTTACAGCCGAGGGCATCGTGGTTCTGCTGGCTGATCTGCTCCGTCATTAGGCCGAGACCGCCCATGATATTGCGCCGAACCGCCGCTTCCAGTCCGGTGTGCACCCCGGAAGCATACGCGACAGAAACGCCATGCTTTACGATCCCGGAGCAGGCCCGCCGGATCGCGGTGTTGTAATCGGCGGCGCCGGTGAATACCTGCTGAAAGGCGCAGTCTGTGCAGGCCATATACGCCTTCGGTAAAGTCTGATATTGACCGTATGGATCCATCAACATGATGGCCTTTGTCTGTGTGATGTTCTTCAGCTCATCACCAGCCAGGGCGACAGCGGCAGACACGATCTGCTGGATCGCCGGATTCGCGTCAAACGGTATGAGATGCCCCGGATACCTGCTGAGCGTCGTATCATACCCATATCGAGCCGCCGTGCGTAGCAATTTCTTTGCTTCCCCTCGGGTCACGCCGAGCAGCTGGGCGAGGTCTCGCTCCAGTTCCTTGCGGTCCTTCCCCAGCCATTCAGCACGCCAGGCTTCATAGGCGGCGGTGCTGGTGAGCTTTCCCGCGTCCTGTATGCGGCGGGCAATATCCTTCAGAAGGTAGGTGTTGATCGGGTCGATCAGACGCCCCGCAGCGAGGCGGAAACCCTCGATCTGCTCCGGCGTCAGCATTACTCATCCTCCGCCCCTTCCATCGCTTGGATCTCCGGCATATACTTCTCCCGAACCTTCTTCAGATCTGCCTCGGTTTCAATCGGCATATCGAAATACCAGCCGACAGCGATCTCCGGCTTCAGGAGGCCGCGAGCCACCATGTCCTTATAGTCAGCCCAGGTCTGATCCTCGTCATACAAAATCCCATTGCCCCAGCTGATGACCACATCCTTGGCAGGGTCGATATCCGGGCCGGAGTAGATCTTGTACATTCGCCCGAGGACGCCGCACACGCGCAGTGCTTCTCTGGCCGCGGTCTCCCACATATGCTGGAAGTCGATAATGGTCAGGTTATAGTCTCCGGCACTGCTGGTGATCTCCGTTGCGGTACGTTCAGCGGCCTCCACCTCGGAGAGCAGGCCGCGCTTCAGGCCGATCAAACTCTCCACATTGCGAAGGTACTCTGTCTTTCTCGCCAAGAAGGACTGCTCTCGCAGGGTCGGCGAGAAGATCGTCATGCCGACGGCGTCCGGGTCATCATCCAGGCCCACAAAGAGGTCATCCGTCAGCCGTTTCTTGCCGTCAGAGCCTGTCCTCAGCAAATCCGCTGACGCCACAATGCGGCTCCGACCATTCTCAAACTCCCGGTTAAGCTGCGCTTCGTTCCGGTTGATGTTATGGATCAAGCCAGCCGCCGGCGCATAGACACTGACGGCGTCCGGGCTGCCATCCACCGTGTTCTCCTGCGGAGCCCGTACCGGGATCAGGCCGATGGAGCCGATACCTGGAAGAACCAACTCCGGCACCAAGTCCGCGTATTTTTCCAAGGCGCCGAGGCTCGTTTCATACCCGAGGATCTGTGCGGTCTCGGAGCGGTACAGCTTGGTTTCGATTGTCAAATCGCCATTTGTATCCACACGGCGCCGTTCAAGCAGCGTGTAGTAGATCCGGCCCTCCACCGTGCGCTCCGCCATGCCGATATCTGTAATCTCATCGCGCTCGTTGCGCCCCAGCGGAATATAGCTGCCGCGAGACACCACGGCGAACGATACGCTCATCCGGCCAAAGACCGGCTTCAAGAAGCACTGCCCGCCGATGAGGGCCTGCTGCATAGCTTTGACCTTGGCCGCGTCCAGTTCCCGCAAAAGGGTGTCGATGTATTCAGCTCCCTGCTTTGTCGGCACGGCCTTGTATTCGGAGAAGGTGGTCTTGGTAAGCTTGGCCACCACCGACACCGGGATGCGCTGGCACGGGTCTTCATCCTGAGTAGGCTCCGTCTGATAATACAGCTGAGCCCAGTCCTTGATTGCCGCCTGCATCGCTGCAGAGGTGATGTCCTTCACGCCGAAAGCCTGCTCAAAGTTATAAACTTTTCCCTGCTCAAACAGGGCGGAGAAAATACTCACGGCTTAGATACCTCCCGACAGTTGATCACGATCCGGGGCTGGCGGCGCTGCGCTGCCTGAACCCCGTCGATATATGCCTGCAGGCGCTCGATCTCTCTGGCCTGGGCTTTACACTTCTCGCTCAGCAGTTCGTTGGCACACATCAGATCATCTCTGCACCATGCCGGAAGGAACCGCTCATACAGCCACTTTTTCAGTTTGCTCACTGGCCCCTCCGTTTCCAGATCTTGTTTGTGCCATATCTTACAGCGTCGATGTGATGGTTGGCTGCGTCAGGATAGCCCTGCAGCACCTCGCCCGTCTTTCCATCGCGCTCGTATTCGTATTCAGAAAATTCTTGCGCGGTATCTGGGCACCTGCCCGGGTCTATCACGATAGCGGCCAGCGATTGCAGCCACTTCATGGAGTAGGCGACGCTGCCCGGTCCCTTCTCAGATGCCCGGCAGTTCAGGCCATAGCTGCGGTAATCGCTGACGGATTTCTCCTCAGCACTATCCGCGATCAGCAGCTCCCCGGCAGGGACCCGGCCCTTAACCAGCGCCGCGGTGTCTGCATTGCTGGTACGGTTGCGGGTCAGCTCGTCAAACAGGTAGAGCGTGCGTCGGGCGGCGTCATAGTGCATCCGGTTCCATGCCCAGGGATCAGGATACCAGCCCCAGTCCACGCCGTTTGTGATCCGGTCAAACTGCCCGATCTCGGCGTCTGTAATCGCCCGGAGCTGTAGATTTTCAAAGACCTGTGTACCGGAGCCGACCACCTCGCCCAGATACTCATGCCGGTACCCGGTAGGGTTTGTGGTCTTCAGGTGCTCGGCGTCGGCAATGAAACGTGGGCCGAGCCATTCCGGCGGAGCAGTCAGATAGGTGCTGTGATGTACCAACTTACCGGGCTTGTTCTCCAGCGCGTAGCGATTGGCCCAGTTACGCGCCATCGCCGGCGGGTTAAAGCTCTTGAAGGTAAAGCTGAAGGAGCCGCCGCGTAATGTAGACTGCTCCACATTACGGATCTGCTCCGGGCCGTCAAACTGATCCAATTCCTCGAACCAGTCGATGCCGATGTAGCCGAAGGGCACCTTGATAGACTTTACCTTGCCGGGATCGTCCAGACCGAAAAACATGATTTTCTGCCCGGTAGGGAGATATGTGCATTCCATCGGGCTCACCGTGCAGCGGAACTTCCGCGTCAGGCCCAGCTGGGCGATAGCCCACACGATTTGCGTATAGACGGTCGTTCGCAGTGTATTGCCGTATTTACGGAAAACGCAGGCGTGGATCAGCGGATTCTTTAGGAGCAGCAGAACGATTTCAACTGAAACGAAGGAAGACTTACAGCTTCCGCGCCCGCCTTTCTCGACCAGCTCGTTGATCTTGCCGGACTTTACAGCCCGGTGTGATTCCGCGAACGCCGGGGAGATCACGTCAGAGAGTTTACAGGTCGTCAATGATCTGCACACCTCCATCCTCCTCGCCGGCGACCTCACCCAGCAGGTCAATGACCACCTTCGCGGCCTTAGCGTCGCCCATGGTGGCCGCTTCCGTCAGTCCGATGATCATAGCCATCTGGTTATCTACATCTTCCGGATCGACCCCTCGGCGGGCTATTTTATTCCACTTCCGCTGGTCAGACACCGGCAGTGACAGGTAGATATCAGCAGCCTCTTTCAGGCTGCGCTTACGTCGACGCGACGCGCCGGAAGCAATACCGCCAGCACGCCCGTATTCCCTCGCTTCACTCTCGGTTCGCTGGTTGAACGGGATAAGGTTCTTTTCATTTGGCACGTCACCACCTCTCTCAGTCCAAAAACAAAAAGCGGCACGCTGGGCTATCACCCAAACCCAGCGTGCCTTGTAGGAGCCCGATACTATGGCCGCCTCGGTGCCGGGCGACGATCATAAGGAGATGCGATGCCGTCCCCTGATTAGACCATAGTGCGTTATCAAATTGTTGTCTATGCACGCAAGCAAAAAAGTGTTGCATATGCAATGCTTTTTTAACGCTTTTTGCCGAGCCAACCCACAAATGACCCGAAGATCCGGCGCAGCCAGTCGAATATGACAGGCTGTTTTATCTTCCGAACCCGTCTCCGCTCCAGAAGTGTACTGAGCAACTTCCCGAAACGAGGCCCCCCCTGAGGCCGCTCTTCAAAAAGCTCCAAGCTCACGATGATGGGAGGCTTTAACGGCCTAAGCATCACCTGGCGCGTCTCGTGAACGAGCTCTGTCTGAGCTGGTGGGGGATCGGTGAGAGACGGTGCGTCCTCCGTGCTCTGTAAAACCTCCGGGATCACATGAAACTGCTGAATTAAGGTTGACCTTCCCCAATATGGCTGTGTGATCGTCGGTGCCTCCGGCAGCTTGTCCAAATCGTGATTCGCCACATAGAATTGATACGCCAGCTCGCCGAGGGCATGAAGCCCCGTCAGCTGCACCCGCGTGGCGTGAAAGGCCCGCGTGATCCTCTCGACCGCTCGGTGCAGTGTCCGGCTCACGGTCGATTTGTCGTATTCAAGCAGCCGCGCGATCTCCTCGCAGGACAGGAACTCCCCGTAATACAGGTACAGATAGACGATCTGTGTCTCCGTCAACGTAGGAAGAACGACTTTTAAGACGGCCTCCTGACTCATATCTATCGGCATCACCGCATCTTGACGGATGCCGCCCCGCCTCGCCGCCGCTACCTGTAGATCCACCACGTCATTCAGTGCCCTTCGAGCGCGGCCAAGGGTTCTTGACGCGGTAGCCTTACAGAAAATAGATATTCCGCAGGCAGGTGTAGGCCATCTGATCCGGCAGGGATAAACCTTCAGGCAGCTCCTCACCGTGCATGGCAGCCTTTTCCCAGGGAAAAGTAAATCCTGTGCTCATAACTGCAAATACCATTCCAGGACGGCTACCGCCGCCTGCCAGCCGTGACAGACACGCCACACATAGCCCTGTGCCTGAAGGCGTTCACCCCACCACTCCTGTTCATCGGAAGTGTGTCCGCTCTCCGTTTTCATCTCGATATACAGCCCGTGATACTGTCCCCGAGGTACCGGTAGGCAGAGATCCGGCACGCCGGACTTCACGCCCTGCTGCTTCAGGTGCTTGGCCTCCACAGCATCACGGGTACCGCCATTGGGGATGTGATGGAGCAACGCCAGTTCCGGCCACTGCCGGCGGATAGAAGGCTGCTGGCTCCACTTGATGACATAAGCCTGATGCTGGGCCTCACTTGCCATTCTCTATCACCTCCACGAAGGTCACGGTCTTATTGTTCTTCGGGTCTTTCTCCTTGCCCTGGCGAACGGTGTACCCATTCCGGGCGAGGATCACAATAACCTGATCACGGTCCTCTGCTTTTGATACATACAGTTTCATGTACCCCTCCGCTTCTTCGGCGCGTTAAACAGCCTGTTCATGATCTGACTGGCCTCTCCTTTACTGAGATCAGTGACGTCAAACCCCTTACAGCGCTTTTTGATGATTTCCAGCTGCTTCGCCGTTGCGGGAGACTTCCCCCATTTCCGCACGGCCTGCAGATCCCATAGCATCCGATCATTTTGATGGTCCCGGATCAGCGTAAGGTATGCCCGGTCAAGCGCTTCCTGCATCCCGCAGCGGGAACCGTTGGGTAGATTTACCATGCCCAAAGCATCCGGGCAGGGAATTGTCATACGCTGCTTATTAGACAGTGAGCACACCAGTGAGCCGTCTGGCATCTTGAACCAGTTAACGTCATGAGTCTGATACTTCATTTCCTGTGCCCACAGATCTACCAGGTGGATGTTCTTCACCCAGCTTTCCGGAGAATCGGAGGCTACCTCAATCTTCTCCGGCAGTTCAAACAGATCTCCCTCGATATCCTTCTCTTTCCGTTTCGGCACATTATCCATGTCGATACCAAGTAAGGAGGGTGCCGTACACAGGGACGCCTTTCCGGTAATGCCCACGCAGTCGATCAGCTCCAGACGCTGCTTTCCCGGATAGAGCCGAAGGCCGCGCCCTACCATTTGAGCATATAGGCTTTCTGACTGCGTCGGCCTCGCCACGATGACCGTTTCCACCCGTGGAATATCGGTGCCCTCGGTGAATACCATGCAGTTGACGATGCAGGGGATCTCACCGGCAGTAAAAGCATCAATGATGGCGGAACGGTTCTTGGTTTCGCCGGTGACCACTACGGCCCCATTGATCCTCTTGGCAATTTCTTCAGCTTGATGTACACTGACAGCGAAGATCAGCGTGGCGCCCACAGCCATATCTCTGTAAGCCTGTGCAATGGCATCTGCGGTGCCGTCCATGGCCTGATCCAGTTCGCCGGGTGCGTAATCGCCCTGGCGGGTATGAACTGCGGTGATGTCGAACCCAATGTCTACCCGCCGGCAATGGATATCACAGAGATAGCCGTTCTTCACTCCCCAGCGCAGATCTCTCTGGAAGATGATCTTGCTGAAGACCGTATCCAGGCGAACCTTATCTCCTCTGTTTGGCGTTGCGGTGAAGCCGATCAGCTTCTCCGGGCGAAAGTAATCAAAGATTTTCCGGTATGTGCTGGCAGCTGCGTGATGGGCCTCGTCGCAGATAATGAGACGGAAGTCCTCCGGATCGAAGTCGCTCAGACGGCGCGCCAACGTCTGAATGCTGGCACTGACAACCTCCTCGCCGTGGCTGTGCTGCTGGGCACGTTCAATGCCGTAGGAGCAGTTGAAGTATTTGCGCGGCTGCTCCACCAGTTCTTCACGGTGGGACAGGATCAGCATTCTCTCCCCGTGCCGGGGGATATTCGCAAAAGTAACTGTTTTTCCGAGGCCTGTTGCCATCTGGGCGAGGAACGCACCAGGCGGCTGCGCCTCGATGGTTTCAATACATTCGGCTTGATATGGCCTTAGTTCCATAATTTTCCTCCAAAAAACGTGGAACTGTGGAACAGCGTGGAACTTGTGTTCCACACTTGAAAGCCTTGTGCCACAACGGATACAGGTCAACCGTGGAACCGTGGAACAAATTTTTCAAAAATTTCCACGAAAATGTGTGTATATAAATTACTCGAACAAACGTACACACACGCACATTCTTATATATGCTGTATTTTCTGTTCCACAGTTCCACACCCCTCTAAAAATGATGTTGTAGCCCTTGTGCCGCAACGGTTACAACCTGTGGAACACTGGTTCCACATATGTTCCTCAAGTTCCACACTACAACGGCAAGTCATTCGGATCTTCCTCGTCATCCAGATCAACTGCGGGCAGCCGCAGGCAGAAGCACTCCGTAGGGATGCCATTGATCCGCTTTCCCTTGGTGTTGGCCCGTCCCCGGGTCTCGATCAAGTTTGACTGCTTCAGGTATGAAATCATGGCCGCAGTCGAGTATCCTGCGTCCTGCAGGATACGTTCAAAGACAGAGCGGATGATATATGCCCGCCCATCTTCCAATGCGCCCAAGACCTCTATATTGGGGTTCTCCGAGCGGCCGCACAGTTTATTGGAATTCTGCGTGACCCAGTCGCACAGGTACTTATAACCCCTGTCACCGGCAGATACCGCCGCTTTGGATGCCAGGAACTCCGATACCTGCTCAATCGTCAACGGCTGCTGGCCGGAGAATATCCACTGACAGGCCAGCTCGTCCGCAAGGATGATTGCGGCAGCGGCCATGGCCTGTTTCTCCGTGGTGTCACGGTCGCTGAGGATCCGAAACAGTTCCCGGTACCGTTCTGACACCTGATCTATTACACCTGGCTGATAAAGACGCTCCACAAATTTTCTTCCGGCAAAACCGTAATTTCGTTTCACTGCACCGGAAATCCGCATACCGTCCTTGATGACCGCTTGGGCAGACTTGCATTCAATATCGATAACACGGTTTACTGCGCCGGCGCCGCTGGCCGTGCCCGTCAAGGGAGATTCACCCGTAGTCAGGATGCAGTTCCTCCATGTTGGCGTCAGATCCACGCCACCGGAGCGGTTGCCACGGGTTCGGCCAACGCCCTGCGCCAACTTATAAACATCGAACGTGGTACGGCCTTTGCTGTCCTTAGCGAGTTGAAGCTCATCCAGACAGAATGGCAGATTGTTCAGAAACGCGGCTGTCTTCTCCATGCCGACCACGGTACCGTCAAAGGTCTTGACATAAGCGCCTACAGCAGGGTCTCCCCATACGCTGGCGGCTACCATCAGAGCCACCGTCTTGCCGGTGCCTGAATCAACACCCCATAAATGGACGAAGAATGGGAGACAGTTCAGCGGCTCCAGCAGTACCGAGGCAAAGGAAGCCGCCAGAATGATCTTTACCGTTGTGGACATCTCCCGAATCTCCGCCGCCGTTTCCAGCCATTTTGTTTCAGAGCCCCGGCTCCGGACCGTCTGGAACATCGCCTTGAAGTTGGCGTCACCGTCAAAAATCAGGCCGTCAACAAAAGGTGAAAAGCCCTCGTCCGGTATGTAGCCGAAGCGTCCGATGCTCTTTTTCTCCGGAATCAAATAATAATTCATGTTTTCCATGTCGGAGATGTACTGAATAAAAGCCCTGGCGTTCTGGCTGGTCACCGCAATGCCGGAGCCAGCCAGCTCCGTGACCTTATTGGAACTGGCCAGCACCGTCTTGCTGACGATGATCTTTCTCCAGATGGTGCCCTTCCGGAATGCCAGCTGAAGCTTTTCTTCACCCGTGTCAATATTCACCAACCGTTCCACCGGCATGATCGGATGCGGACAGGCAACCTCATCGTTATAGCCGTTCTTCTTAAAAATGCCGCTGTCATCTGCCTCCCAGTCGCCGGCATTGAGCTCCAGCGGCTGGTTCGTGAAGTTGGTAACGTTATCGATATAAATGGTGCCGCTCTGGGCCTTCAGACTTTCCACGTATTTCTTGTACATGGTCTTGAAGCCTTTAAATCCCTTGGAAACGGAATATGCCGCCAGTTCCTCCATCTTGGCCGCATGAGTGAAAGGCTCCTTGTGATACGCATACAGCGCCTCATACGGCGTTGTGGTTAAAAAATCATCTTTTTCGAAGCTCCATTCTTCACTCATAGCTATCTCCCTATATTCTGATCCAGCCACCATTCAAGGACTGGTAGTTTCTTGGCCGCCTCCGCATACAGAGGATGGATGTATCCGACGATATCCGGGGAAAGAAATTTTTGAGCTTCCCATAATTGTCGGTATTCTGCCGCTTTCTCTCGATACAACGCCGCAGCGGCTTCTTTTTCCTGTGCTTCTCGCCGGCGAGCTTCCAGCAGAGCGGATCTCTCTGCCATGCTGGGACGCTCGCCGGTGAGACCAAGCCCAAAATCACAGTTGAGCTTCAGGCACGCTTGCGCGAAACTGAGTCCAAACAGCCGCATTACAAAATCAATCGCGCTTCCGCCGGCACCGCAGCCAAAGCAATGCCAGCCGCTCTTGTTCCCATCGTAGACCTTCAGACTGCCGTGATTGTCTCCGGCATGAAAAGGACACTGGATATAACCGCCGCGATCCGGATGAAAGCCATACAGCTCCACCACCTGGCGAGCTGTCAAATGTTCCTTGATCTGTCGGGCCAGATCATTCCCAGGCATCCGCGGCCAGCTCCTTGTAATTCAGGATGGCAGTCAGGTGCTTGGTGGCTTTACAGTAGTCGCAATGCTCGCAGCGGGTCGGTTGAATGCGACCTTCCTTGATTGCCTGGTATCGCGGCGCCCGGTCCTCCACTTCAGCCAGCTTGGCAGCCAAGTCCTCGTCTGCGATGTAAAGGGCCTCCAGATCAGGGGATTCTTCCTTCGTGCCAACTGCCAGAACGAACGGCAGCATATTGCCCTCGATGGCCTGATAGATGGCTCCCTGAATGTCATAGCCATAAAACTCGATGAACGGGATCTTGCAGTGATCCTCGGCCGACCACACATCCGCCATATCCTTCATGGCTTTCTGGTCCACAATGGCCCCATCACAAAAGCCCAGTGCGGCTGCCGTATTAGGGAAACGCTGCACAATGGCTTTGCAGGTGTCGCCATCCAGCAGGCTGTCGATTTTGATTTTGAACGGTACACCGGCAATCTCGCCGGTACGGATGACCTGCTTTTTGCCGGACATCAGAAGCATATACAGCTCATCCGACTGCATACGCACAACTACCTCGGTAGCCCGGAGATATTCAGCCTTCAAGGTACCGTCCCGCTTGAAGATCTCCGGGTGCTGTGCCTGATAAAGAGGCAGCTCCCCGGAAAACCATGCGTCAATGTAGCCGCCGACCAGAAGGGCCGTGGAGGAAGGGGGATGGTACTCCCCCTTCAGCTCCGCCAGCGCCGCCGCTTCACATTTCTCGAAAGCCTTAAACTGCGTGGAGCCCATGTAGGCCATGTTCATTTCAGGCGAGTAATAATTCTCCGCTGTTACAATGGGTAAGGCCATCACAGCACCTCCCCGGTCTCCGGATCGACCTGGATGCGCTCAGGATCGAGTTCCTGCTGCATTTCCGCAGCGGTTTCAGCTTCCTGCTGCGTTTCCGCAGCGGACGCAGCTTCCTTTCGCTTCTGAGCACAAGCCGCGCAGAGGGGAACGCCGTAATGCTTGATGGTATAGCCGGCAAGCCAGCGGGCATCTTTTCCCATGGCCGGTTCAATCGGCTGCTTACAATCCGTGCAGGGCGGTACCGGTTCCTGTTTCTGCACGCGGGGCTTATAGGGCCGGATGCGGATGCCGTCAGTCATACCGCCATCCTGCGGGTCCCGGACATTATGATCCACGAAAAGCTGGATCTGCTTGCCAACCAGCGTGGATGCCTTGGCGTCGCCGAACAGCTTTCGCAGCGTCTTTCGATTGGTCGAATTGACGATCAGTGGCCTGACCTGCATAATGCCCGGCACACGTTCTTCCGTGAAGGAAAGCACGTCCTTGTTCTCTTTTCCACGCTGGAGCGTCACGGATCCATACCAGAGGCCGGCAATCGTGAGTACCGGCTCCACACCGTCATCGATGTCTTCGGCTCCAAGATATTCGGATTCCCGCATCTGGCCCAGGCGCTCATCTCCGGTCAGCTGGCGCAGTCTATCTTTCGTCATCATGATTACATTCCTCCGTTTGATCTGATACTCTTGGAATAGCAGCATCCACGATAGCCATAATAAAACGGCATTCCTCATAACAAATATTGGTATCCGCCTTGATGATGATATCCATGATCTTGGCTGCGGCCTTCATCAGGTTTGCCATTCTATACGGCGGGACATAAAAGCCGGTAGTTGTGAGGAGACGCTCTTTTTCAGCCTGTAAACGTTCCGCTGCAGTCACAGCTCTGTCACCTCCAGCGCATCGGAGTCCGTTACCCGCGTGGCAATCAGCTGGAGGCCCTTTTCCTTGCACTTGGCGTACAGCCGATCCCGGCTCTCCTTATCCAGCCGCTCAGCGCCATCCACAAGGATGATCTGAAGCTGGCCGGGCTTGCTGACAGAAATATCCACGCACAACTCCAGCAGCTCGCCGTCAGACAGGTTTGAGATGGGCAGGCCCCGGATCAGCGGCACGCCGTTTTCCACGGTCAGGCCTTCCACGGGGATCTTGGCGGTTTCAAGGATCTTCGCCGGCAGCTCTCTGGCCAGCTCGATTTTCCGGGTGAATTCAGAGGATTGCTCCGTGAGATCTTCCAGTTCCGCCTGCATGGCTACCATGCGCTGGTACTCGTTGAGGTGCTTCCGCATCTCCTCGGCGGTATCCAGCTCCTGCGAAAGGGATGTGGTGTCCACCGGCTCCCGGCCTGCGTAATCCGCCGCAACGCCCATATCTTTCTCCAGCTTGGCTGCGGCAGTCTCATATTTGGACTGCACCACATCGGCCTTTTCCTGCCGGCGCTGTTCCATGCCGGACAATTTTTCTTCCGTGGCCTTCAACTCCGCTTTCAGGCGTTCCATCGTGCCGGTCAAGGACGCACGTTCTCTGGCAATATCACTGTCAATGGCAGCCAGATCCATATCCCGCTGCGCTTCCAATCCCCGGAGTTTGGCGTCATAGCCGCTGCGGAATGCCTTTGCCCGCTCAATACGGCTGTTCTGTTCCCGCAGCCGTTCCAGCTCCCGGTATTTCTCTCCGGATGGATAATTGTTCCAGCGGTCATAGTCATAGCCAGATGGAATATCTTTGGCGATATCCGCTATAAAAGCCTGCTTGTTGCGGATATCCCGGTTGATATTCTGCCGAGACTGGAAGTAAATGCCGTTCTCTGCCTGAATATCATTCAGGACTTCCAGAATGTGCTGGCCGTAATCCACACCCTGTGGGATCTCACCGAACTGCTCCTTGATCCAATTCATATCCCACTGAAATTCAATGAGGTTCAGGATCTCCCGGTTTTTCTCCTGACGGGAGAGCTGCGTAAACTTCACCGGATCCAACTGGAGCGGCGTGAAGATCTGGGCCAAGAACTCAGCTGGTCTTGTCTGAAGCATGGAGCCGTCCCGCACCTTCACCGTGCCGGCGGATTTGGCGGGCAGGGCCTTCCGGTCAATGGACAGACCGGTATTGGTCTCAATGATGATTTCGCCCTCATCGGCGCCCTGGTGAACGATATAGTCCCGGTCAGAACGGTTGGTGAGGGCATAACGGATGGCATCCAGCACAGACGTCTTTCCGCTCCCCTTGGGGCCGGAGATCTCCACGGACTTCCCATCAAGGGTAGTCTCCCGGATGCCAAACAGGTTTTTGATCGTAATTTTTGTGGTTTTCATTGACATTCTCACTTTCTACCCCTATGATAGGGGTGAAGTTGTTCGGCATGGTGCCGACCTGCCCCTGACAGGTGTGCGAGACCTGCCAGGGGCATTTCTTTTTATAGAACAACGTGGACGGAACCTTCAGACACTTCCTGCTCCAGTCTGCCTTCCAGATACTTCTTGATGGTTTCCCGGGCAGTCAGACGCCACATGCCGCCGTCAGCCTCGATGAAGCTGATACCACGGTCGCTGACGCGAATCAGGAAGATGCTCTCCGGCTGCTCGACCTCCTGGAAAGTACGATAGGGCCGGAGCTTCACCAGCGGGCGGATCTGCTCGTTGGTCTGGAGTGCTACTCCCTTCTGGGTGGTAATAGTGGTGGCGATCCCGTTATCGTTGTAGATCACCTTGGCTCCCAAAGAGATGTCGCTGACCAGCTTCATGGCATAGAGCGTGTCCGGGGTCTCCTGGAAACGGGTGCGAAGTGCGATCTGGGCTTCCTCAAAGCCAAGGGTCACCTTCTGATCCCAGCCGGGAACGTCTGTGGCGTGTGCTTCATAATAGACCTGCCGGAAGCAGCGCTCGTCATAATCTCTGGACTGGCCGAAGCAGCGGACAGTCTTGCAGTCCGGAACGGCGATGTACAGCGGGGCGTCCATCTCGCTGGCTTCGGTTCTGACCATCGTTACCAGCGCGTCCAGACTGTTCAAGTCCAGCGTGTACGGATGAAAGATGGTCGGCAACAGTTCATCGATGTTACCTTCGCTGGTAACACAGAATGTGGAGCCGTTGACATTAGTAATGAGCGGCTGCGTGGTCTTCTGGATGTGTTCGATAAATTCTTTCAGCATGGAATATTCTCCTTACATAGCGGTTTTGACCAGTTTCAACATAGGCGGAGCATCCTGCTCCGTACCGTCTACAGCCATTTGACCGGGAATCTGCGGTACCATTTCAACAATGGTATCTTCATCAGCCACGTACAGGGCCGTGGTCACGGGATTAGTTGCTGCCAGCTTAGATGTGGCCACACAGCTCACAGTAATGTTCTGCCTGGTATCATCAGGTTTGAGCGTGAGGGTAATCGTCAGCTTGCGTGCCGCAGTGGCGGACGTGTTGGGGTCCAGGATGTTATTCAGCAGGCTGGACATCTCATAGTCAGCCCGCTCCTGAATCGCTCCACGCGCCATCTGCAGGATTGATTTTTGGATGCCGGAATCCATAAGACTTCCTCCTTTCTTTCGTAATAAGGGCTCCAGCCCTCTGCCGGACGCCCCGCGGCTAACCTGCTCGGGGCAGCCCGGCAAAAAGAGAGTTGCGGGCGCCGGGAACGCCCGGCAGAAGGCTGGATATATACAGGATCATGCGCTGGCTGTTGTTTCCTTTCTGCATGGGCCAATAGCATGAAGCAGATCCTTGACGCTCTGGGCACCGTGAAGATCCGCAATCATGGAATAAATCTTACCGTATCGGTGCGCATAGACAGCGCCACACTGGGGGCAGACATGGGCCGGGTGGCCGTTCAGATCAATGGAGAGGGTAGCATCCTGGCAGCGAGCACAGTACAGCATCATAGGGCATCTCCTTTACGTAATCCGGAAAGATCGATCTCGCAGATCTCGGCGCCTCGGCGCAGATCCTCAACATCACCACGGAGGGCCGCACATATCGCGAGCATTTTCGGAAGAGGTACTTTCAGCTTCTTCGCAACATGCGTTGTCAGCAGCACCCAGGCCAAAATAAGGCTTTTCGTATCACCTTTAGCCCGGATAGAAGCGTTCAGGCCACCTGTGGTGATTTCCAAATGCGCCTCTTTAAACTGTTTCATATTCATTCCTCCTGTGCCACCCAGTAGACGGTGGCGGTTTTGACGCCCATCCGCAGGGCCTCGGCATGGCTGCCGACGCACAGATCGATGTGGCGGCCATCAACGCCAGAGCCAGTATCGTCGGCGCGATAGTAATGGATCTCGCCGTCACCATAATCCACCAGCACGTCGGCGCCCAGCGGGATCACGGATGGATCTACCGCCACGGAGACATAGGGCGTGGCTCTGCGGCCGCTGGCGGTGATGCCATATGCCGGGTGATCAGGGGCCTTCCCGCAACACTGCTGGCAGATGCAGTAATGGGTCACGGTCACGTTATCCAGACGGTGGGCCGACGCGAGCAGCGCCGCCTCGATCAGCTCATTCTCCGGTTCTTCCGGCTCCTGCGCCGGGGTATCATCCCCGGGCAGCCGCCCAGTGTCGAAAACGGCAGGCTCGTCCTCCGTGGGAGTGGCAGGCTCCTCGGCGGCCTTGACGGAGATCGCCAGAGCCACGCAGCCGGTCAGTCCCGCAAGGATCAGCGCCAGAATTGCGTTGCGCCGCCATGTCTGAGCGATTGCTTTTGCCTCTCGGGCCCTCCGGTGCGCCTGCCGGGCACGTTTTGCAGAGGCTTCCAGCTCCGCGGCGGCATGGTGCTCCTGCGCCAGCCATACGGCCTGCAGCGCGTCCACGTCGGCCCGGAGCTGGTCAACCTGCCGACGGATCTTCTCAGTTCTTTGACTCATCTCGTCCCCTCACTATCTGCGCCAGTTCGATGTCTGTAAAATTCAGGATACTGTCCAACAGCTCCAGTTCGTCCAGGCGAAAGGGCGTGTCCCCTAATAGATGCCGACTCAGCCATTTGTCTTTGACTCCGAGATCCTTACAGAGCTCTGTTGCCGAGCGATATCCTCTGGCATGATACTTACTTTCGATCATATTCCGGCGGAAGATGTCTTGCGGCCCCGCACGCTTGTCCCATTCGCTCCGCCGGCTTGGCTTTTTGATTGGCTCTTTAATCGGCTTTTTGACCGGCTTGCACCGGACGATCTGCCCGGTCTGCTCGATGTGAACAGTCTGCTCGATCTGCCGGTGGGCCGCATCCGTCTTGGGGCTCATGCGCTCTTGCCTCCCCGAGGGAAATAGATGTGGAGCTCCTCTGGTTGTGCGCGACAAATATCTAATAACTGATACATTTCGTCAATTGACCAAGGTGTTCGTCCGCGAAAACGATGACTAATCGATGCCTCGCTGAGCCCCATTGCTTTTGCAAGATCTGTTTGGCGAATTCCAAGCTGCCGAAGACGACCTGATAAATAACGGTACATACTGCCGCTTCTCCTTTCATAGTTTCTGTGGTGGTTAAGAGGCTTGCCTTTTTTGCATCATGGTAGGCTGTTGGCATACATGCCTTCATTTTTAACTCGCACAAATGCGAGTTTTACTGCAAAAAAATTTGAATTGCCTCTTGCGGCGTCATATTAAGGATTTCAACAAGCTTGTGCATTTGTTCTACCGTAAAAGAAAGGCCATCTGCCTTCATTTTTCTCGAAAAAGTACTACTATCAACGCCGAGTTTTTCGGCAACTTCCTCCTGCGTCATTCCGCACTCCGTAATCTTACCCTTTAGCTTTGCCATATTCGTACACACAGTTCCACCTCCAATCTCGCATAAATGCGAGTTCATGTGTCTATACTATCTCGACAGGTCTACTTTGTCAATAGCTGATTTCGCATTTTTGCGATTTTTTGTAAGTTTTTTGCAAAAGCATCTTGCGTTTTTGCAAGTTGCGATATATATTAAATTTAGAAGGAGGAATGTTAAATGTCTACAGGACAGAGAATGAAAGCTCGCCGTAAGGAATTAGGGCTATCTGCAGAGTATATTGCTAACCATCTCAATCTTTCACCTGCGACAATTTATAGATACGAAAACGGAGACATTGATAAGGTCCCTGGTGATATACTTGAACCTCTCGCCGCTATTTTGCAAACAACCCCAGCCCATTTAATGGGATGGGACGATTATTCAAACCCAATTGAGTTTACTGTTTCAACAGATGAACTCCAGAAATACTTGACAGAAGAAGATAGCACAAAGCACTTTTTCGATATTACCCACAAAATACGGCCAAAAGCAGGGGCCAAAAGCAGCAAGAAAGCCTTTGCGGAAAATTTACAACACTACATGGATCAAGCAGGCATAGACCAAAATAAGCTCTGCGAAGATCTGAATTTTAAATATTCCACCGTAAGCGGGTGGCTAAGCGCTGAAAAATATCCCCGGATCGACAAAATTGAAATACTATCTCACTACTTTGGCATTAAGAAAGCAGATTTAGTAGAGGACAATAATAAAACTGATAAATTAGGCCGTATATTTGTTGATGTAACAACAGCTCTAAATCTGAATATTCCGGAGATGCAAGAAGATCTCGGAGTTGATCGGAAAACCATTGAGCGCCTGATCATCAACAAGAATACTTTTCTCAAGAAAGAATTTAAACTTCTTGAAGAAACTTACGGTGTTCCAGTTTCTGTATGGGCGGGTGAAAAAACGTTCGGTGCCTGGCTTCATGCACTGCTTCATAGCCAAGAAAATGCAAAAATCTATAAATTATATGCGCAGTTGAATCCCGAGGGACAGGCAAAGGCTGTTGATATGTTGGACGATATGGTATTATCCGGAAAATATAGCACATAAAAAACCGCCCCCGACTGAGAGCCGGAGCGGTGAAAGAGGAGTTTTTGCGTATGAATCGAATGAGGCCTCTGTGCATGTTTTTCTTGATCATGACGGGCTATATACTATTGGCGTACCTCATTTTTCCTGTCGAAGACAATATATGGAAAGTACCAGATTACTACTTGGCGATCTCCGTATTAACATCCAGTGCTTTCGTCGTACTATACGAGCGTTGGCAGAAAAGGCGGAAGCCAAAGCATCTCCCCAACGAGCCTTTGGTTATCACTGATGAACTGTTGGAGCCCGCCGCAAGCACAGTCATTACTACTGGGCAAGCTTCTATCTCTATGATACAGAGGCGCTTGGGAGTCAGCTACACACGCGGTGCGGAGCTTATGGATCTGCTTGAACAGGTTGGAGTAGTTAGCCCACTCGATAAAAAGAATTCACGTAAAATCTTGCTAACGAGAGAGCAATATAGGCGATATAAGCAAAGCCTTTTTACGCTTTCTAATGTCAGGGCGAGTACTGTAGAGGATGAACTCGCCTGTGTCGATGCTATGGAAGGGCATGACTTTGAACATTGGGGAGCTGATTTGCTCCGGGATCTTGGCTTTACAAAAGTCGAGGTTACACGGGGAAGCGGCGATCAAGGAGTAGATATTCTCGCAGAAAAAGACGGTATTCGTTATGCAGTTCAATGCAAGCGCTATCACAGCCCATTAGGAAACAAGCCCGTTCAGGAGGTCCATGCCGGCAAAGAAATGTATCAGTGTCAGATTGGCGCCGTAATGACAAACCGGTACTTTACCCCTAGTGGCCGAGAAATCGCAGAAAAGACCGGGGTCTTATTATGGGATCGCGACTGGCTGCGAGACGCCATCAACCGACGTCAAATTGGATAAAATAAAAACCGCCCCCGGTGCTACCAACACCGAGGACGGTATGTGCGCAAGCCCCTTAACCACCACAGAAAAGAGAACCAGACAGTGCTACAAAGACACCACCACTGCGCCCTTTTATCTTACCACGAAATGGCGCAGGTGACAAGATGAAAGGAGTTTTTATGTCAGAAAGAAAAAATGAGGCCGCGTGGATTGAGAGCCGAAACCGGTGGCAGATCAACGTGCAAGCTGATGGCGTCCGGAAGACCTTCATTAGTTCCAAACCCGGCAAGAAGGGTAAGATTGAGGCGGAGCGCAAAGCAGATGAATGGTTGGAGACACAGATCATAGGAGGCAACACCCGCTGTAATGTCCTGCTTGACCTGTTTCTCGCCCAGAAGAAGCAGACGACTTCCCACACTAACAGTTCACAGATCGAATACCATATACGGTGCTTTATAAGACCAGTGATTGGCCTAAAGCGTATTGATAGAGTAACTGAGGATGATTTGCAGGCCATAATTGATCTGGCTCACGCAGCCGGCCGATATCATAAAACACTCACCAATATCAGAGCTACAACACAAGCCTTCATCAAATTTTGCAGGAAAAAGAAGGTTACTATCCTCTTCCCAGAAAATCTTGTGATTCCCAGGAATGCGCCAAAGAAAGAAAAGCATATTGCCGGCCCTGAAGACATTCGTAAATTATTTACTCTCTCCACAACTTACTGGCACCTGGCAGAGCGCCCGGACTGGTATATTCACGCCTACCGCTTCGCAGTCTTAACCGGTTTGCGTCCGGGTGAATTACTTGGGCTACGCTGGTCAGATGTCACAGATGAGAGGATTACTATTCGACGCTCATACAACGATGACGGTGAACTCACCTCCGGCAAAAATGAAAATGCCCATCGGACTCTGGCTCTGCAGGGCCTCGCTCAACAAGAGCTGGAAGCTCAGCGTGATATGCTGCGAAGAAATGCAATTGTCTCGCCTTATATATTTCCATCTCCTGAATCTGAAGTTACAGCACAGAAGCGATATCGGAACAGCTGGAAACGATATTGTAGATACCATAGGCTTTCCGATACCACCCCATATGAATTGCGCCATACCTATGTCAGCCTGAATGATGAGATGCCTGACGGTCTGAAGAAGAAGGCTTTGGGCCACTCTAAAAACATGGATACGGAAGGTGTGTATGGCCATATTAAAGCCGGCGATCTGGAACGTATCGCCCAATATAGTGACTCAGTTGTTAAAAAAATCATCAACTGAGCAGGTACACACTAAAGTACACGTTTCATTTTTAACTGTGCTAAATTTTATGTACCACAGGTAAAACGTAAGTCGAAAAAATACAGTGATTTCAACGTTTTTGAAACTATGCTAAATTTCAAAGTGGGTTCGACTCCCGCCACTCGGACCAAGTAATGATAATCCGAACTACATTATCCAAGTGGGTAGTGTGTTCGGATTTATCATTTCTATTGAAAGTGTTTTATAGTAAACAAGGGCAGGAGCTTATTCCTGCCCTTGCTCTATAATGTCTGCTGTGTTATAATTTAATATATAGACAGCATGGGTATGAGTATTATCCATCAAGCC